CGGCGCCGCGTGTCCCGTGTGCGGCGGCCCTATCAGCGAAGCTGAACGCCGCTATTCCATGAACAAATTCGGCCGTGAAATGTGCCGCGCCTGTCAGAAAAACGCGTGAAAGGTGGTGTCATAAATGCCCAGCCGCATTTTGAAAGAATCAATATGTACGTCGGAAAGTCTGGCGTACTTATCGGCGGAAGCCGAAGTCCTTTTCTATCGTCTGATCGTAAAAGTGGACGACTTCGGCCTGTACTACGGAAGCCCGAAAATCCTTGCTTCCCTTCTCTTTCCGCTGAACGTACCGACCGAAAAGAAGGTGTCTTCCTGGCTGGCTGAACTTGTGAACGGTGGCCTTGTGGCTACATACAGAGGTGAAGACGGTCGGCAATATCTGAAACTTCTGTCCTGGGACAAACACCAGAACAGGCGCGCAACAAAACCCAAATACCCACTACCGCAAGAATTTGATAACACTTGCAGTCAAGAGGTATCAAGTGATAATTCTGACACTTGCGCGCAAATGCAAGCAGATTCTTCCGTAAACGTAAACGAAAACGTATTCGAAAACGTAAACGAGAAACGAAAACGAGTATCGGCGCAACGCGGCGCCGGAGTGGACGACACTTTTGACCAGTTCTGGTCAGTCTATCCACGAAAAGTCGGCAAGAAAGAAGCTGTGAAGGTCTGGAATCAAATTCGCCCTAACCCAGACTTGACAAACCAGATCGTCCAGGGTGTGGAGCGCTGGAAGCGTTCTGAACAGTGGACAAAGGACGACGGCCGCTTTATTCCATATCCGGCGACATTCCTTCGCGGTGAACGCTGGAACGAATATGACCGCGCCGAAGTCATACCGTCCCCGAAGCCGGCCACCGTCAAGAACTACGACGACGGCGAAGACTTCCTGGACGGCGGTGAATAATCATGGCCGACAATATCTGGACGGCCGCTGTCGAAGGTATCGCCGCCAGAGGTAGGGCGAACAATGGCGCCGAAGGCGACTACCGCGACGAAAAAGGCTTCCTATGCTGTGGCAAGTGCCGAACCAGGAAAGAAGGCGACATCACGATCGGCGAAAAGACGCTTCGCGTTCCGCACCTGTGCAAGTGCGAATCAGAAGCCAGCCGCCAACGTGAAGCCGAAGAAAAGGCCGCCGAATTCCGGAAGCAATGCGAACGACTTCGCAAAGACGGAATCACTGATCCGTCGTACCTGTCCCAGAACTTCACCCAGGACGACAACCGAAACGCCAGAATTTCCGACGTGTGCCGCCGCTATGTGGAACACTGGCCGGAAATGAAGGCCGACAATATCGGAATCCTGTTTTATGGCGGCGTCGGGACCGGAAAGTCCTTCCTGGCCTGTTGCATAGCAAACGCCTTGATCGACAAACAGGTCCGCGCCAGCGTGACGAACTTTCCCCGAATTCTGAACAAACTTCAAGGCTTCGGCGAAGATAAACAGGAATTCCTGGACAAGCTGTCCCGATATGACCTTCTTGTCATCGACGACCTGGGCGTCGAAAGGGACACGTCCTATTCCGTGGAACAGGTCTTCAACGTCATAGACGCCAGAAGTCGCACCGGAAAGCCCTTGATCGTCACGACAAACCTTTCCCTGGCCGACCTTCAAAACCCGTCGTCCCTGGGATATGCCCGAATTTATGACCGAATTCTGGAAATGTGTCCGATCAGGCTGAAACTGGCCGGAGATTCCAGGAGAACCCAGAACGCACAAGAACGCCGCGACAAGGCGAAACGCCTTCTGGGGCTTGAAAGGACGTGACAGAGTGAAACACTACAAACTGACAATCCCTGGCCTTCTGCCAGGACTGAACGAATATGTGGACGCTGAACGCGGCGCCAAAGGCAAATACAAGGCCGCCGCCATGAAGAAACAGGCTGAAAACGTAATCGGCTACATGATCAAAACCCAGCTTCGCGGCGTCCGCTTCACCCGTCCCGTGGTGATACATTACACCTGGATCGAACCGAACCGCCGGAGAGATAAAGACAATATCGCTTTCGCGAAGAAGTTCATTCAGGACAGCCTTGTCCATGCCGGCGTTCTCCAAAATGACGGCTGGAAACACATTGAACATTTTACCGACGACTTCGCTGTGGACCCGAAGAACCCCCGTGTCGAAGTCATAATCGAAGAATTTGAAGGAGGATACAAAAAATGACTGTACGCGCAAAACTGAAAGACCTTGCACCTGGAACCGCATTCAACGCCGGACCGATTGACGTCCGCGTTTTGGAACACTTCGCCGACGGAAGAACCCTTCTGATCGCCGATACCTGTATCGCTGACCGCCACTTCGCGGATCAGCCATTCAAGACCAGACCGGAAAAGCCGGTCGCAAATCCGAACGACTGGCGCTTCTCAAATCTTAACCGTGAACTGAACACGGAATTCCTGGCCACATTCGACCAGGCAGAAGGACCTATCCGTTCAAAGGACATCTTGACGGCCGACTGGTCCCTGGCTGACCACGAAGGCGGCGAAGGTTACGGAACCATTCAGGCGAAGATCGCCCTCCTGACGCAAGCCATGTATGAGAAATACGCCGATCAGGACCTTCTTGAACTTGACGACTGGTGGTGGCTGATCACCCCGAGCGCCGGCTACGCGTACTTTGCGCGCATTGTCTACGCGGACGGCAGTCTGGACAGCAACTACGCGTACAGTGGCAACACTGGCGTTCGGCCGGCTTTCTTCGTGGAATCTGGGATCACGTTATCCGTGGAGCCTGACCAGGTTGAACTTTCCACTTCCGCCCTGTTGGCCGAATTCACTTCGAAACAGCTTGTCGAAGAAGTCCTTCGCAGAATCGCCGAAGGTCAGGAAGACGGTGATGACAATGAAGAAGACGACTTTTAAGCAATGCGCCGCCGGCGACGTCTTCGAACATCAGGGACAAGCCCTGATCAAAACGACGAAGCCGAACACAGCGGTCAACCTAAACAGTGGCGCCTTCGCGCACTTGCACGACGGTTCCCTGGTGGACAGAAGCGACCTTGTCCTGATCCACCAGGCGGACCTTCCGTCCGAAATGCCGGACAGCCTGAAAGGAGGCCGAAACAATGGATAACAAATCCGCCCTTCAACTGGAAGTCGAAAAAGAAATGGGCTTCGAAATCGACGAAGACCTGTTCGCATACTTAGAGCATTACGCCAGAAGAAAACTGGAAGTCGCCAACAAAAGCGCCGGCCGCGCCTGGGGCGAAGACGGCTACGGCGACGAATACCTTTCACTTCTGATCCCCGACGTGATCCGCGAAATGGCCTTTTCTGCTTACTGTGACCAACGGTCAGCGGAAAACCTGGCCGCCAGAAAGGCGGTGTCGTAATGAAAAACGAAAACGCCATAATGGACCGCATAAAAGCCAGAATCGCATATCGTGCCAACGAACACCGGCACACATACTAAATCGGAAAAGGCGTCATGGACTTCCTGGCGCGCGACCTTCTGGCTGATTTTAAGGCCGCCGGCGGTTTATTTCCGCCGGTAGCCCTGGACGGTGACGTCTATGTCATATACCGCCGAAAGCCGGTGAAAGCAAAGGTCATTTTTATCGGAATCAACGCCGACAGACTGTTCTTCTTCAACGTGCTTCGCGGAAATATAAAGGCGAACTTCCAGACGTACCAGTTCACCGAAAACGACATAGGCCGAAGCGTATTCCTTACCCTGGAAGAAGCCGAAAAGGCGGTGGTCTGAATGAAAAAGAAGAAATCAAACCTTCCGAAGTGGAAATATGACTTTTCGTGTAAGAAATGCCGTCATATTCAATACGTCAAGGACAAGGCGAAACGCCGCGACGGCGACTATTGTATAAAATTCATAGAACGGACCGACGCCGGCCTTCCTTCCCCGATTCATGCTGACGACGATCGTGTCGTCCGCTGTGACTGCTTCGAAGCAATTCCGGAAGAAGGTGATTCCGAATGATACCGTTTCCGGAAAAGAAATATTCGGTGATATACGCCGATCCGCCGTGGAACTACGCGGCCGGTGGAAAGACACGAAACGTCGAAAGGCACTATCGCACAATGAAGCCGGAAGACATCTATTCCCTTCCGGTTCAGGATATAGCCGAAGACGACTGCCTTCTGTTCCTGTGGGCCACATTCCCGAACCTGGACGTCGCCCTGGAAACGATCCGGCGCTGGGGCTTCCAGTACAAAACAGCCGCCTTCGTCTGGGTGAAACGAAACCGAAAATCGCCTTCCTGGTTCTGGGGGCTGGGGAACTGGACACGCGCAAACGCGGAAATCTGTCTTCTGGCCACAAAAGGCAAACCGAAGCGCGCGTCAGCGTCGGTCCATAGCATAATCGACGCCCCGATCGGCCGACACAGTGAAAAGCCGGCCGAAACCCGTGACAGGATCGCCCAGCTTGCGGGG